CCATTGCATGCTGCTTCTCCTTCCCCCTGCGGGGGCTACTGGTTTCAAATAACCCCGGCCCATACCAGGGCCAGGGCCAGGATCAAGAGGGCCAGCGCTGCCAGCCCCACCTTGTCGTCGGGGGTCATGCTGCCCCCTTCATCTTCTGGAAGGCAACCCGTCCCAGGTCTGCGGGCCGGTCAACCCGGACAGAACCAGCACCGTAAACGCTGCGGACGTCGTACCCGATGCCAATCCCGATAGTCGAAATGCCCAGGTTCTCCCCCTGCTGCACCTGTCGCGCTGCGTTGGCGCGGTCGCCCACCCCGTCGCCCAGGACGAAGGCCACGCGGCGGGTTGCATGGTGGCGCAGCAGCATCTGATGGGCGAGGCGGATAGCGGCGTAATCGTTTGTGCTCCCGCCCGTGCGGATGCGTTCCAGGGTGGCGCGGGTCTTCAGTGCTGGGGTGCTGCCGAAGTCGCGGAGGCGATACAGGTCATTGTCGAAACCCAGGATGGCAACATCGACCCCGGCTTGCATCAGGGTCTCGGCCAGTGCCCAGGTACAGGCGGCGGCGGTGTCTATCTTGCTGACGTTGTTGTCAAGATCACTCCACATCGACCCCGACATGTCCAGCAGCAGCACGGCGGCGGAATCGATACCGTCGCGCTCAAAGCGGCGTGTAAACACATCTTCCCCACCGTTGGGCACCCGGTGCAGCGCGCCAGGGTTCAGGCGACCTGAGCGGTAACCCGGCTCGACCCAGTCTTGCGCGGTGTTTTCGAACAACCGGCGGACCTGATACCGGAGGCCACCCGGGATCGTGACATCAAGGGAGCGGGCCTGCTGTGATGCGGGCCATCCCGCCTCGTTGGCCTGGGCGGTGAAGGTGCCGCCCGTGTCACCCTTGGGGGCAGGTCCCTGCGGCTCAACTTCCCTGCTGCGGCTATCGGGGCGGGGCTTCCCGGCCTTGCCAGCGTCTGCCGGGGTGTCGCCCTGGTCTGCCCCTTCCCCGTCGCCAGCGGCCCCGTCCTGGCCCTGCTGCTGGCCTTGCTGGTCGCCCTTCCCGTCGCCCTGCTGGTCGCCGGTCTGGTCTCCCTGTCCGTCTCCCTGTCCGTTGCCGGGTTGGTCGCCCTGGTCGCCTTGTTGCTGGTCGGGCTTGCTGCTCTGCTCGGGTTGCTTCTGCTGCTGCATCTGAGCGAAGACCCATTGCGCGAGGGCCAGCGTGTCGGTGCTGCTGGTGCAGGCGGGCAGGCGGCGCAGTGCTTCCCGATAGGTGGGCATCAGCGAGGCGGGCACGGGCACGGTGACCCCGTACTGGCGCAGGTAGACGGCCAGGGAAAACGGGTACTGCGCGATAGCGGACCAGTCCACCGTTGCAGGAACATCGTCCACCATGCCCCGGATGAGTTGATGCAGCAGGCCGCGGGCGTTGCCGGTCAACCCCTCCCGGATGCAGCGGTACTCAATCCAGGCGTCTTCAATTGCGTTGTGTAAACGGTTCACGTAGGGCCTGCCATCGCGGGCGTTGAAGTCCGTGTAGCGGCGGTGAAGCAGTTCATGCAACAGGAACCCGGCATACCGGGCAACCTCGGTGCGGGTGACGGTGGCATCGTCTGCGATGTCTGCCAGGGTCGCGTTGCCCTGCGCGTCAATGCAAGCGGTCGATATCGGCCCCCAGGTGATGGTGATGGGGGGCAGGCCCCACATTTTGCAGAGCATGGCCCCGAAGGACTCCAGGCCAGCGCGGGCCTCGAAACCCCGGACGGTGGAGCGGGACATCAGGTTTTCGATCTTCATGCTGCCTCCTGGGAAATGATGGTTTCGTCAATGGCGGTTGAGTAAATCGCGGCCAGTGCAACCTGCGACTCCATCGGCTGCCTCGCTGCTATGGTCACTCTCCAGGCCTCGGAAGGCGGCAGCACGCTGCAAGCCTGGGTGAAGGCGATAGCCTGCCGGAAGGTCGGCGGGTCGATCAGGTCGCCGGTCTCCACCTTGGAGCGGGCCAGGGTGAATGCCTGGATTACGTGGTCGGCCATCTTCTGGCTGCACCCGGTGTGCAGCACCAGGGCTGCGGCTTCGTCGGAGGGGTCCAAGTAGGTGAGGGGCACCACGAACGAGAAGCGGTCCATGGTCGCAGTGTTCATCGTTTGAACACCCGCGAACCGGCCCCCCGTGTCCCCTTGCCCGTTGCTGTTGTCGGCACCAAAAAACAGAGTCCCGGTGGCCCGCGTGTAAACCTTCTCGCCGTGGGAGATGCGAGGCTGCCCAGGCTCCAGCAAACCATTAAGAACTGCCATCACTGCGGGCGATCCGGTGGCGGGTTCGTCGATAAGGCAGATGGCACCGGGCGTGGTGAATGCTCGGAGGATCGGACCCGGCTGGAAGACCGTATCCCCGGCCTTGATGCCCACGGCCCCCAGGAAGTCGTCCACCCCGGCGAGCTTGTGCATCTGGAACCGTTCGAAGGCCCGCCCGGTGCGGGCTGCGTACTGCTGGACGGTCTGAGACTTGCCGACCCCGGCGGGGCCAGCCAGCCACGCATTCCGCCCGGTGGCCTCGGCCAGGGCCAGCATACGGAGGACAGGCTCGGTCCAGATATGGCAGGCGTCAACGGGCGGCGCAGTGTCTGCCCAGGTGGAGAACATCAGCGGTCGGCCCCTAGCATCGCGGGCATCCACCCCGAAGACGTCCAGAGCACTAGCACGGCCAGCAGGTCCGGCAACCTGGGCGCGGACATCGGACTCAGTGCCGTTAGCCTCGGCGGCGGCGCGGACAGGGCCCCAGGCATCAGCGACTGCCTGCCTCATTGCTTTCCTGATCTCCTCTACTGGCATCGTGCCCACAGAGTCGGCCAGGGTCTGCACCTGGGCACGTAGGCTCTTGGCCTCGGCCTGGGCGGCGGTGGATGCGGTCTCAACCCGCCCGGCCAGTGCAGCGACATCGGACCCCAGTTGCCCCAGGCGGGCATTGGCCCCCGCCTGCTGCTGCCCCAGGTTGGCGATGCGCTGATCCATGGATTGGATTTCCGCCGTCACTGTTGCCATCGAAACCTTGAGGCCGGCCACCTCTAGTTCTGTCGCGCCCACCTGGGCGGCGAGGCGCACCGTGCCGGGGTTTGCCTGGGTCGGTGCCTGGGCGGCGGGCGCGGGCTTGTTTACCGTCGCGGTGATGGGCGCGGCGGGCATAGCGGCTTGAGCCTGCCCCAGGCGGCGGACATCGGCGAGGGTGATCTGTCCAGAGTCCACGTAGCGGGCCAGGGCGGCCACCATCTGGGATTTGGAGCTAAGGGCTTGCTGCTTGGTCACTGCAAAGTAAGCGGCAGCGATGATGCCCATCGGCAGGCCCATCAGGGTGTTTGGGGTGCTCATGTTCAGGCCTCCTCTGCTGCTGCGATTTGAGATTCAAGGGCGAAGGTGTCGCCATCGGTCGGGCAGGTCGGCAGGCCCAGCGCTGCCCACTTGGCAGACAGGCGCACGGTGTAACCGCAGGTGGGACAGGTGGCCTTCAACATCCTGGTGGATTGGGTCTTCTTGGTGCCGGTCAGGATGGGGGCATGGGGATAAGCGCCCAGTTCGTAGAGGGCTGACGAATAGGTGGCGGAGAAGTCTTCAGCGCCTTGCACCTGCCTCCAGGTGTCACCGACAGGGCAAAGCCCGAGGTCTGCAGCCAATGCCGTGTAGGTGTTGCTAGTGGGGCTCATGGCCCCGGGTGCGGTGTGAGCGATAGCGCCCAGCACCTGGGCCAGCACCTGCACGGGGTCGGCGAGGGTCGGCGATATCAGCACCTCGAACGTGCTATCGGCGCTCTCAGTGTCGGCCCAGCATTCCGCCAGGGTGCCGGACCGGGTGAATGTGGAGGGGAACCCGCAGGCAATGCGGATACGGGCGGGCAGGCTTGCGCCTGCGAATGTCTCCACGCGGGGACGGACCAGGGCCACCGCAGCGGCCAGCCAGGATTCACGGGTCGAGTGTGTCACGTTGCTAACTCCTTGTTGATGCCCACCGTGGGCGAGCCCCGAGTCTAACACTATCGTTTCAACGGGTGCAAGCACTAGCACCACAAGGGGCGGGCGGAAGGGGCTCTAGACCACAAGTTGCGCGGGCGTGATGTGCGCGTGATGCGGGTATCTGTGTTGCGTCAGGCCTGCAATAGGGTGTAACCCTCGGTCTTATATAAGACTGCTGTGCACAACCTGTGGATAACCCGGTTTTAGCCATTTTTTGGGGGTGCCCAAGGCCTACGTATAGGGTGCTTGAAAAAAACGGCTTAAATCGAGTTGCACACAAGTTATCCACAGTTGCTTCATAGGTAATGCCTCATTTTTAAGCAGAAACAAAGGCTTATCCACAGGCTGTGGATAACTTCTTGCAAAAAGGATAACCTGTGGATAAGATGCGAACGAATGATGGTCGGGGTGATCCGGGCCAGTGTGCGAACGGTTGGAGCGGCGAGAGGGTTGCGGGTATGACAAGGATCAGTGCGGATGACTACATGCGGGCCTTGGAGGATGTGGGCCAGGATGACGGAGAGGAGGGCCACGTTTACACGGACGAAAGCCCGGAAGAGATCAGCGAAGCGGAACGGGCAGCCCAGGCCGCAGAAGGCCCCAAGGTAAGGGCAGACGGAAGAGTAGTAGGAGCAGCAGAGTGGAAGAGAGACAGACCCTTGACGGCCCAGCAACAAGCCTTCACGGCAGGGCTCATAGCAGGGAAGTCCATGCGTCAGGCGTATCGAGACGCATACCCGAACAGCGGCGCTGCAGATGTCACGGTGTCAGCGTCAGCGTCCAAGCTAGCCAAAGACCCACGGATCGCCAAGCTAGTCCGGGAAGCCTGGGAAGAGACGCAGGAAGCACTAGCGGATGACATCGCGGCCACCAAGCGCTACGTGATGCGGAGTCTGGTTGCGCTCAGTAAGCAGGCCAACCAGGAGGGCAGTCGGTTGAAGGCCCTTGAACTCCTGGGACGCAGTGCAGGCATGTGGCGAGACCAGCAGCAGAGCACCGAGCGCCCATTGACGGCAG